TCAGATCAGAGCGTTTACTTCGGCGAGGATGTCCTCACCATCAACATAGTAGCGGCCAGCGTACTTGTCGATGTCGATGACGGTCACGCCGTCGATCTCAACGAGATAGCGGGTCACTTCCAACGTGGTGGAACTGTCCATGGTGGATGCCCGCTTCAGCTTGCCGGGGTCAAGCTCTTTCGGTTTGCCGCCCAGCACAATGCGCAGGCCCTTGTAAGTATAACCACCATCTTTGTCCTCGTTCTGCATAGCAGCGCGAAGGGTAATCTGCACAGAGCGGCCAGGATGCAGCATCTTGGTGGCATAGCTGTACAGCGTGTTCCAAGTCAGAGTAGCTTCCATGCTCTCAAACTGACCCGGCACAGGACTGTCAACGTCGCCGCCGATACCCATGCCGTTGACGGTGGTGGTCTTGTTTTTGATCTTGGGCAGCGTGACTTCATCTGCCAAGCCGATCATCTTGTCGTCCCCGGTGTAGGCATTGTAGTTATTAACGACCTGGGGGACGAGGTTGCTCGAAATATTCAGGCTCATCGTTCATATCCTCCTATCACAGATTCAGGGCAGTAACCAGCGAGGATGCCTCATACTCCATCGTGACATTCACCTGTTTCAGAGGCGGGAACGGAGTGCAGTAGAGGCAGAAGTGGTAGTGACCCGCTACCAGTTCCGCAGCGGTGTTTTTCTCGGTGTCAGCTACCATGCGATAGCTTGCGCAGGCTTCCTCGGAAACGTACTTGCTGCCCTTCATATTCTCGCTGTCAATGATGGACTGCAGCCGCTTGGGGTTCATGGGCTTGTCCAACTTGCTCATGTTGTCCAGAACAAAGCTGGTCCATGCGTAGTTGAAGAAGCGGCGGATACACAGGAACATATCCTTCGGGTCGGTGTTTTTCGGGTAGGCTGCAGTTTCATTGCCCCAAATTACAAAGTCGGTGCCGGAGCGGATGAAGGTTGCAATGCCCAAGTCGTTCAGGAAGGTGCCCTGTTCCTGATCCATCAGCACTTCCGTGCCGTCTTCCAGACAGGCGGCAGAGATGGGAATTGTGACATTGGAAGGGCTTGCAACGGGGCGGTCGCCGTTCTGACTGTCGTTGTACACGGTCGCCGCTGCCGCCATGGAACTGCCGCTGTACACGGTTTCGCCAACCTTGACGTACAGCCACAGGGCGTATGCCTCGCGGGAGGTCGCCGTCTGCTTCGTCTTCTGCTCCGCAACATCGGTGTACTTCTGTGCGCCGTCAGCACTGCAGTCCAGGTCGATGAAGCACACGGCGTTGAACAGGCCATTGATCTTGCGGCACTTGGCCTGCAGCGCAGCGCAGACCTGTGCGTTTTTGGAGAAACGCGGGGCCAGCAGGATGCCGGGTGCCTTGCTCAGTTTGGGGTAGACCTGGCGAACCACCTCAAGGCCAGTTTCCGCGCCAGTAGCAGCATTCACGCCACCAACAATATCATCAGCGGTAACTTTGGACGCATCCAGGATGGAGCCGGAAACGGTCAGCGTGGTTGCTCCATCGCCTGCACCGCCGTTGATAAGCGCAAGGCTCACAGTGCCGTCATCGTTGAAGCTGGCGATGTAGTCCACATCCGCCGTCAGCGTGGTGTCATCTTTCTTCACCACCAGCTTTTCCAGCAGAATGCCCACTTTGTCGATCTCAGCAACGCCATCATTGACCTGCACAGAGGTTTCGTCCAGGGCGGTGATGTGCTTCTTATTTGCCGGATCAAGAACATTGATTACGACGATAGGTGCAGTGCCAACCACCTGGAAGTTGGCGGAGATTGCCTCGCAAAGGGTGTACTTTGCAAAATCGCTGGACCAGCCCACCGCTGCCACAGCCTCCTTGTAGGTGCTGACGTACAGCGGGGTGTTTACTGCCGCCGCCGGGTTTGCCATCTGGTTGACAGGGGCAGTGCCAACGATGATCTGTAAGCCAGAGCTGACCTGTACCGGCGCGGAAACGCTGGTTGTCGCTTCGGTCAGATTAAAGCCATGAGAAACAGCCATAGTTCACATCCTCCTTACTCTGCTGCCGCAGTGTTCGTGACAGCATCTTTCAGCAGAGCATCCGCCCGCTGATAGAGGGTGTTCTCCCTGGTGCCGTCCTGCTCGACCTTCACCCGCATCTCTGCGAACCTCTCACGGGGAACCGTCAAGGCTTTCAGCACAGGGATTGCCTCCATCTTCTCCGCCAGCTTCGCGGGCACACCGCCCACAAAAACGGTGTACTGCGGAGCCAGACCTTTGATGGTCGGGCCACAGTACACCACAGCTTCCTCCTGCACCGCCGCGGCTTTCTTTGCCGCCGCAGTGGTTTTCTTTTCGTCACTCATATCAGAGCCTCCACTTCTTCATTTTTCAAACCATTCGGGGTTTTGCAAATGAGGTTCACGATTCCCCAATAGTAGTAATCCGCGTCATCGTCCGAAAGCTCCCATTTCCTGGGGTATGACACTTCAAAAGCACCGCCGAAAATCGGCTTCCGCTTGAAGTGCTGCATAATAGTTTCTTTCACGTTCACGGTGTCTACATACCCTTGTCGGTCAATTCCGCGGTCATAGCAGCAGATCACAAGCTGCAACAGGACAAGTTGCGGGTCATGCTCGTTGTCCTGTTCGCCGCTGCTCTCGATTACGATGATGCAGGGGTAAGGGGAATCGTTTGTATCCGCCTCATCATCGTCGGTCGTCTGGATCGGCAGGAACTGCTTGAAGATTTGCAGGGGTTTGGGGCTTTCCTGCCCGCCAAACGTCATTCCCCGGAAAAGTTCAGTCAATTCGTCGATCATGGCTTGCTGGCACATCTCGCTGGTATATCCAGCGATTTTCTCCGCCATATCAGATCACGCCCTTTCGCTTCGCATTGGCAATCAACTGCCGAACGCGCCGTTCGGTGTTGTCCTGCAACATCTGCTCCACTGTCTGTTCCTGCATTTCCCACACAGTATGGTGCATGGCAGAGCCGGAAGGGCTGGGCATCGTCACAAGTTTCTCATTGGGCTTCCAGCGTTTCTTTCCGCTGGCGGTATAGTCTTTGTCAGCCGGTACGCCAAGCTGCCGCTGAACCATACCAATATGCCCAGACTGGAATTTCACAAGGAAGCCCTTGCTCTTGCTGCTCGTTCCGCCAAGGTCAATCATCGGGCTACCTTTCAGGACGTGTGCCTGGAAAAATGGCGGCGCATTGCGGACAGATGGACCCATATAGGGTTTTGTGGGGCTGGTTCTGAAATAGCCCAGGTCTGCCCGGAATGCGCCGGGGTCGTTTTTCATAATGGCAAGGATTGCCGCCGGGCGGCGGTTTGTGGCTTTCTGCCTTTGGCGCAGGTCTTCGATCATGCGCTTTCCGGCAGCATTGAGATCATACCGTTCCTTCACTTCCTGCAGCATCAGCTTTCGGGTCTGCCGCGCCGTGGTGTTGATCGCCACTTTCAGTGCCGCCGGGGTTTTGTCCGCCAGCACTCCGAGGGCACGGGCAACCTGTTCATCGTCGATAGACAGCGTGGTGCTGGAAGCATCGTAGCTGGTTTTGAAGTAGGCCACTTATCTCACCCTCTCACGCGCTCAAGCTCCATGCGGTATACGCCGGCTTTCAGAGAGCAGGATTTGATCTTGTAATCCCGCTTCTTATCCAGCGTTATGAGCTTATCGTTCTTCGGCATAGGACCGTAGTCTTCCTTCTTAACATACAAGAGCAGGTCAGCCTTGTACATTCCCTGGTCGAAGCTCTGCTTTGCGCCGCCTTCCCAGTGTGCTGCACGTTCGGTCACGCCGGGGTGCTGGGTAATACAGGCCATTTCTTTCCCGTCGATGTAGCGTTTCTCGGCGAACTCGTCCAGGTTAAAGAAAACGGTCTGCACATCCTGCGCCACAAAGTCCTTGAACGTGGGCAGCCGCAATGGGGTGTCGGGTGTGCCGTACTTGTCATCCACGTCCAGCATGGTCTTAGCAGACCTCCGCAACGAGCCAGCTGTCCACCTTGTCAGGAATCGTCAGCGGGCGGGTCTGCAGTTCGAGAATCATACGGTCAGGACCGTGCTTCACATAGGTACGCAGCAGGCGCGGGGTCTGTGCGGTGATGGTGCGCTTGGTGTCGTCGATGTACGAGGTCAGCGCATAAGCCCGCATAAAGCCCGGATTAGACGGCAGCAGAGCGACCTTGTTGTCGTCCACCAGCCGCTTGGTGACGGGGTTGGCCGGATCAGTCCAGTTGTCCAGATAGACTTCGCCGTAGCTGTAGATGTCCAGGTTGGGCTTGTTCAGGTGACCGATGTAACGCACACCGTTGGGCAGGTCCTTGGGGTCAATCTTACCCAGTTCGATGCGACGGTTGTCCAGCATCTTCTGCACCTCGGCATCTGCCAGGAAGTTCCGCAGGGCAGTCTTGCCCATGACGGCGTGATCCACATTGGCAAAGCCGTTCGTCAGCACCTGATCCACCCAGTCTTCCAGATCGTCCAGCGGCTTTGCGGCAGACTTGCCCCACTGCTTGGTTCCTTCCAGCTTTACCTTGTTGGTGAAGCCGAAGTCGATGACCTTACTCACACCGTTGCCGATAATGGGAATCTGGCCGTCCATGATGGTCTTGACGGCCATCCACTCCTCGCGGCGGGTAGCAGCATCGTCCAGACGCTTATAGTCCTCGATCAGCTGCTGTGCGGCGCGTTCCTCTGGGGTCTTGCCGGAGTACAGGTCTTCGCCGGGTGCGCGCTCCAGAGCATCATTGGCGGTGGTGATCGTCAGCGGGTTGATGAGGGGCGGGGTAAAGCTCTCGGTCTTGTAGCCCTGATCGCGGAGTACCTGACCGCCCACCAGCGGATGCACGAAAGATGCCATCTGGCGGTCACCCTTCACGATGTCGATGTCCACACCCTTGGTCGGGAAGGTCTTGATGTTGCTGAAATAGGTATCAAGGAAGAAGGTATGCACCGGGGGAGTGGTGCGCACGACCTCTGCCAGATACCGGGGATCGTAAATGCTTACTTCGTTAGCCATAGCTTTTTATCCTCCTATCACTTCAGGAAAATTCCCAGGTTGCGCAGGGCAACTTCGATGTCCGCTGCTTTCACGCCCTCGGGCAGCACCAGCGCATCGGCGAAGAACTCACCCGTCAGATAAACAGGAACTTCCTCACCTGCTTCGGCACTGTCTGCGGTAATGCCGTACAGCCCTGTAACGGACAGAGGATTGCTGCCGTCCACCTTTGCGATGGGCTTCACCTTGTCACTGTCCAGCAGAACCGGGGCGTGTGCTGCAACTGCTGCGCTTGCCTTTTTGGTGGCCTTGGCAATGCCAATGGTCGCGCCGGCAAGGAAATACTCCGGCGCAGTGCTGAACGTCTTCTTTTCCAGATCCATGCTCATAGCCTTGTCCTCCTTACTTCACGCCGTTCACCTTGTGGATGGCATCCAGCAGGGCGTTGCCCTTTGCGTTCTCCGGCTCAACATCTGCGGGCGGCGGGTTGCCGATGGCGTTTGCGCCAGAGTTCTGTGCTGCGGCCTGCGCCTGTGCCAGGTAGGTCTTGCTCTGCGTCTGCTGCTTGGCCTTCATGTTGGCGATGACGGTCTTGGCATAGGATGCAGAATCCACCGGCTTGGTGAACTTGGCTTCCTCCGCCTGATCCTCGGTGCCCGGGATCGTGATGGCCTCGATTTCTTGAATGCGGGTGCGCTCTGCAACGGCGGCGTCATTCTCGATCTGCGCCACCATATCAGGGTACGCCTTGCGGAGATCATCCTTGGTCTTGATTTCCATGTCTTTTACCTCCCCATGGTCGTTGTGTTCCGGCGGTTCCGCCGGGTGGTTATTTTCAGGCCGGACGGCGGGCGGTTTAGCCTTTGCCCGGTTTCTGACAAATTCGGGTGCCTCGTTGAAAGGCAGGTGGGTGCCGACGCTGTTGACGAACAGGATGCCGTTGCGGTTCTCCACCACAGCGTCTTCCTCAGCGTCGTCCACCTCGTCCACAAAGCCGTTTTCCTTGGCTTCGTCTGCCGTCCACCAGTTTGTTTCATCCATCCACTTTGCGCACTCATCCGCATCATGGCCGGTCTTTTTGGCATACAGAGATACAATGCTCTCCCTGGTAGCATCCAGAGCTTTCAGGTAGTTCCGCATCTCGTCCGCCGTCAGATACCCGCACAGCCCCATGCTGACCGGGTGGACCATGTAGGTGCTGTCCGCTGCTGCCACCACCTTGTCGGCGTGGCAGGCAACGATGGTGGCGGCACTGGCGCACAGGCCGTCGATGTGGGCGGTCACAGTGGCAGCATTGCGGGCCAACTGATTGCCAATGGCCTGAGCTGCAAAAACATCACCTCCGCCGGAGTTGATGTACACGGTGATTTCGGTCACATCGCCCAGAGCGGCGAGATCGTCCGCAAACTGTTTCGGGGTAACTTCATCACCCCACCAGCTCGTTTCAGAAATATCGCCGTAAAGAAAAAGCTCCGCTTTCTGGCTGTCAGCCAGATTGCAGAACTTCCAGAACTTGTTATTTGTCGTCTTCGGGGTCGTCTTGGAACTGGGTTTGCCCATCGCACCCTACCTCCTTTATTTTCTCCATTTCGGACTTGCGCTGGCGCATATTTGCCCGCCAGCTTCCGCCGGTCATCTGCGCAGTTTCCTGCTCGGCAGTGCTGATTCCCTTGTCCATGCGCAGGATCGCCGCCTCGATTTCCTTCTTGGCGTCAAGGTTCGTCCGAGCGGGTCCGTTCCAGATGCAGCCCGTATAGGCTTTTGCAATGGCCGGGTCATCAAAAAAGCCCGGGGCATTGATACGCCCACGGGCTACCGCCTCGGCAAACCACTTCTCGTAAGTTGGTTGGCAGAAATCGTCTGCAAAGCTATCCCGCATCACCCCGCACGTCCTCCAAAATTCATTGAGGGAGCCTCTGGATGCAGAATAGTTGGAGCTGAATTTCTTGTACAGCACTTCACTTGGCACTTCGATTCCCGTTGCAACCTGATTCGACATTGCCGACATAAAGCCGTCGTATGTCGTGGTCGGGTGCTTCGGGTCGATCAGGTTCGCCTTTTCGCCCGGGGCGAGATCAAACACCGCCGCCGGGCCAAGGTTGATTGCCAGTTCATCGGGAGGGGTATTCGGATCAGCAGCTTTATCCTGCGGTTCTTCGCCAAACGGTGCCTGGTTCGTTTCTGCATCTCGCTGGATGAACAGCGTTGCAGACGACGAAACAATGGCCGCCGCCAGTTCCGCTTCCGTGTACCGCCCCATCTGTTTCAGAGTGGGCAATACCGGGGCAAGGATCGGAACGCCCCGCCGCTGCCCGGCGCGTTCTCTCTGCGTGATGCACAGGATGTTCGGTGCGCCAGTTGCCGGGTCGTGGGCTTCTACTCGGTTCCATGCCAGCGGCACCGGGTTGTCATATTCCAGCGGGTGCCGATTGGCGACCCAGTAAGCGATTATTTCTCCGGCCTCATTTGTTTCCACGCCCTGTACGATCTGGAACACATCTTCGCCGCCCACCTTGCAGGGTGCCAGTCGGTCCGAATGCCCAGGGCTGCACACCTGGTCCGCTTCGATCAAGCGCAGCTGCAAAGCATACGGCCAGTTCGGGCGTTCTCTGTACTGGACTGCGGCAAAAGCGTCACCGTTCATCAGAAAACTGGTGAACGCCAATGTCTGCATCCGCCAGAAATTGTCCATGCAGCTTGCATCGCAAGCCGTGCTGTCTGCCCAGAGATTAAATTCCCGGGTGATCTGCGCTTGCAGCTGGTCTGCCTGTTCTTCGGTCAGATGCAGATAATCTGCATCGACCTGCGGCGTTGGCACAAGACCAGACCCCACTACGTTGGTGCGCAAAGTCTTCAATGCGCCAGCCGCCAGAGGGATACCCATGTAAGCATCCCGGCTCCGCTTGCGCAGGGTATCAAGGTTGTCCTCGATGTCCTCTTTTGACGATCCGCCGCCGACGTGCCAGCTGCGCATGGCTCTGGACGTATGGGATGCGCCATAGTTTCCATAGCCCGTGCCGTTGTTCAGGATGGACAGGGCTGCTCTGGCCGTGGCTCGTCGATAGCCCGCAATGGGGGAAACCGCCGCGATTGCCTTATCCAGAATATTTACCATGGTTCCCACCGTCCTTACACATCATGCGGGGCGAAATGGTAGATACGGTTTCTGCCCCGCCCCTGTTCCTCCCGCTCGGCTTCTGCCACCTTGCCCTCCCAAAAGGAAATGCTTTCCCGGATTTGTTTCAGGCTGGCGCGGGTAAGCTGCATCTGCTCGATCTGGTAGCTCTGGCCGGTAGAAACTGCTTCCTCCGCCTTGAGCCACATCTCCAAATGCTGCTTTGCGATTTCTTTTGATATGATCGACATCGGTTAAATTCCTCCCGATCTTCTTCTGCGGTACTGGTGCTGCGGCTTTGCCGGGCGTGGTGCATCCTCGCCCGGGATTTCCAGGCCGGGGGGATTGCTGATTTCCAGCGCGGCGGTGGCATAGTTTCTGATGTCAAAAGCCTCATTGCGCTTCTGCGCCGGGTCTTTCAGCTCCCACCGTTCCACCTTGCGCCCGCCTTTCCAGCGGGTCACTTTATGCTCTGCGGTCAGCATCTTGAAATAAGCCTCGTCATAGCCTGCATCCTCTGCCGCCGGAAAGTGGCAGTAGTTCGGACCCTTGATAAGCACTTTCAACCGGGCAAGCACGGCATTTTTGCCGGTGTCAACGCCCAGCACAAAAAGCTCACCGCCGACGCGGTTATTCTTGGTCGGGTTTCGGATGTAGGGTACATCCATACCGCCGCGGCCTTTGATTGCCCAAATGTGGCGGTCTTCCCGCTCTTTGCAGAATCGAATGACCTGATCCGGGAAATGTCCGCCGCTGTCCATGCAGGCCGCACGGATGGAAAGCTCTGTGCCATCCCGCTTCTTCCATGTGGTGGAAAGAAAAGCGTCAAGGTCAGCCCATACCTGGCCCCGTTTCAGGTCGCCGTAAATGCGCTGGTAACGAATGCCCCAGCTTTCCTTGCCGACGCCCCAGCCCACAACTTCCGCCTCGAAACGGTTATCTTGGGTGTCAATGCCGCAGGTCAGGTAGAGAACGCCGTCGGGCACCTCGGCCTCGTAGAACTCGCGGCGGTCGATCAGGGCGGTGGTTTCTACCGTTTCGCCCGGTTCCTCCCACGGCAAGCCCAGGTTCGTGTTCACGAAGACCTGCATCTTCTCGTAGTCGCCCCGGGAAGCGTCCAGATCGGCCGCAATGAATTTCTCGACGATCTCATTCCAGCCGCAGAGCGTTGACCCCATTTTGTTCATGTGGAAGCCCCGGACTTTCCGTTCAGGGTGTGCCGCCACCCACTTGCCGTGGATGCTGTTTTTCTTCCACCTGAACTCATTATCCAGGCACCCACATTCAGCGCAGCGGTATTGTACGCCGCCCTCCGGCCACTTCTCCTTGTCGAACACCATCCCATCCCACACAAAAGGCTGGTACTTGCCGCAGTTTGGGCAAGGGATGTTCCATTCCTCTTGTGTGGAAGCGTTGAACTCGTCCAGGATACGGCTGCTGGCTTTGGTGGTCGGGGTGGAAACCAGCACCGTTTTGTGATCCCAGTAGGTGGTCTGGCGTTCCTCGGCCAGCATGATCGGGTCGCCTTCTTTGCCAGCACTGGCTTTGTAGGCATCTACCTCGTCCGCCAGCAGCACCTTGATGGGGCGGCCACGGAGATCGGTCGGCGAGTTTGCGCCGATGATCGTCAGCTGTCCGCCGGGGAAATTTTTCTTGGTGATAGTGTTGCCGGAGTAGCGGCTTTTGTTGTCCACCAGCCCCCGGAGAATCGGCGTATCCCGGATCATGGTTGCCAGACGGTCTTTTGAAAAGCTCTCGCCCAGGTTCACGGTTGGCTGCACGATCATAATGGGAGCCGGGTAGTAACTCATGTAGAAGCCGACGGTGTTGAGGATCAGCCCCTCCGTTTTCCCGGCCTGGGCGCACATCATCGCCACCACCTTGCGGATATGGACATCGCCGATGGCGTCCATGATTTCCCTCTGAAAGGGGGCGTTGTCGGTGTTCCACTGGCCTTTTGCCGAAGACGCTTCGGCGGACAGGCGGCGGTATTTATCCGCCCACTGGCTCAGTGTCAGGTTCGGGGGCGGTTTCAGCGTTCCCAGGACCCGCTCGAACAGCTGCAGCGTCTGCGGTTCCATGTGGATCATCGTCATTGCCGCTGCCTCCCTTTTTGACGCACTGCCGGAACGGGCAGAACGCCGTGATCTCGTTCAGCCGGGTGCCCCATACACAGCCCCGGCATTTATTCTTCCTGCTCATCTTCGGCAGCCTCCCCCTCGGGTGCTTGCAGGGCAATATCGGGATCAGACAGTTCCACCAGTGCCTCTTGGATGGCCTTGCGTAGGATGTCGCTTGCATCCGCCGGGTCGGTCAGCTGGGCCATGGTGTCCGCATACTTGGTCGGGATGGCTTCCAGCCTGTCCTTGAAATTTGCAAAGGCGGTCTTCAAGCCGTTCTCGATGTCCTCCGTGCGGTGGAGGTTTCCCTTGGCTTCCTCCATCTTCATCTTCTCGATCTTGCCCCGGGTTTCCTCCCGGTCCGCCCGGGCAGCGGCCAACCGGGATTGGTCGTCCTTGGTGCCGCCGGTCTTGTAGGCGACGTACTGCCGCACCACTGTTTTCAGGTTGAAAATGCCCGGGCGTTCCTCGGTCAGCACGCCTTCATCCCGCAGTTCCCTCACCCGGCGTTCTGTCAGGTTCAGGCAATCCGCGATTCCCTTAGTCGTGAACAAGGCCATCTTTGTCACCGTCCTCCGGCACTTCGCCCGTTGCTCTGATCCGCAGCAGTTCCAACCGTTGCTTTTCCAGTTCCATGCGGCGGTCGGATTCCTCCGCTGCCCGTAGCGCACCGGCAACAGCAGCAATGCGCCCCTGGGTCTTGTACAAGGCATCCTGCAATTTCAGAATGCGGGCAAAGGGAGTATCACGGCTGTACATTCCCATGGTCTGCACATTGCCGTCTTCCTTCTTGCCACCCTTCCCGGTCTTGCCCGGAACACGCATATCCAGTACGCTGGATGTTATCAGCGTGTCCGGGTCCATGTCCTCGTACTCTTTGATCTTTTCCAGAATCTTCAACTCCCGCAGTTTGAGAAGACCCATCTCATGCTGCAGGGCTTCCACGCCGTTCCGGGGTGCATCGTCAAAGGCTCCCTGTTCCGCCGGGGTGAGCTTATCAAAGAAGATTCGGGAATAGGCACCGTCCTTCTCGGCGTTCAGGTTGCCCGCCGGTGCCCCGCCGCCGGAGTTGCCCGCGGCGTTCTGGTTTCCCGGCTGTCCGCCGGGCTTCCTGCCGGTGGGAGTATCCCACCCGTCTTTCGACTTCCACCGCCGGACAGTATCGTACTTGAGGTGCAGATCATCCGCCAGCTGCCGGAGATTGACTTCGCCGCCCTTTTTCTTCCGGGCCATGTACTCAGCGCGGGCGGCTTCTCGCTCATCGCTTCGCCTTGCCATTTATGACCCCTCCGTTTTCGAGCAATAAAAAATGCCCTGCCAGACAAAAAGTCTGACAGAGCATCTATGTGGTGCCGCCGGTCCTGCGGCACACCCGGATATGAGAAAAGCCCCTCGGTGCTTCCACCGTGGGGCTTCTTTCATAAATCCACTGTACCAATTATACCACTAAAAACGTCTCATAGTGTCTCATCTTTTTCCACAAAGGGCGGTTTTTAGGGGGGTATTTGTAAACATTTTATGAACAGGCACTACTTGCCACCACTTCAACAAGCTGTCCTTCTGCTCCGGGCGTTCCATGCACCATCTGCAAAACGTACAGGATCACCAGCACTGCAATGGCAAAGAAGTGGAAACAGTAAACGTATAGATACCGATGCCAAGAGCGGCAAGATGGTTTTTAAGGCGATTCTGTTAATCTCAACAAAATCGAAACATCATTCTGTACAGTCATACAGCAGCGCACCCATCGCCGCTGTACACAAAACATAGTCGTGATCCACATCGTTCAGGATGTTTATTACCGATACATAGTCGCCATACCCGTTTTCTACTAATTTATCCTGTATGGTCTTGGACGCTTCAACTGTTGTCGATACAATATTCTTCCACGCGTTTTTCTGTGCCGCATTTCCCGACTTCGCCAGCGTAGCGCACATTGCATTGCCATCCGACCAGATATAGATTGTATACCCCGAATCGTCCTTTTCCAGTTGATAGTCAGAGCCAAAACCACGCTCTAAAGCATTTTCAAGCAATGCGGTCATCTCATTCTCTGAAATTTGATGGGAAGATTCGTTTTCTTCACTTACGGCTGTGTATGGATATTCCAGATAAACATACTGCGCATTTGAATCGTCTTTTTTTCTGACCAGTTCTCCTGTAAGACATTCACCCTCAATTCCAACTTCGTTAGATACGCCGTTCCAAAGCTGGTCTTTCATGTCCATTGTGACGGTGAAAACGTATTCTCCCTGCAATGGCCTGCTTCCATGAAATGCGTCATTACTTTCTGCTGTTCCATTTTGCACTTTAACCGTTTCTCTTTTTTCAAAGTCATTTCCTACTAAGCTAAATCGCAGTGTCGCACCCTCCGGCAAATTGGTATGAACAACAAATATAGGGGCATCACTTTCTCCTTTTGTCTCCACATTCATTTCCACGGGGAACTGCTTTAGCTTGTACGAAGTGATTTCAACTGGAACATTGCTCTCCCACGCCTGATCCTTTTTATAATTATCCTCGCCGTCAATGGTAATGCTTTCCACCTTGTCATTTTTAGACAACGAGACCGTTTCAACTTCTTCCGTTGTTATTTCAGTAAAGCCAGCAGTCTGCAATTCAGAGATGGCATCTTCCAAAGACAGCTTTTTACAATCCGTGCTGCTGAATGGTGCCTTTGCTGGATTTTTCAACCCGCAGCCCACCATAAAGACACAACAAGCAACTGTGGTGGCAAGAGCTACGAATCTCTTACCCCCCCCCCGGGTATTTTGAACATCATTTATAAACGCTCCTTTCAATTTTGCGTTATTTTTATTATGGCATAGTATCCATGTGCCGTCAATGCACATAATCGCCTGTGTTCATCAGGCTTTTTTGTGATTTTTTACCCCCACCCTTATTTTTCGGGCCGGAGGGGGGAAGCCCTTCAAAAAAATTGACACCTAGAAAACTTTTGGGGCTTCGGAACCCGCATTCGCCCCGCCCCCGGGGGGGCAGTACCTTGCTCATCGGGGCGGCCGCGGTGCCGGAGAGGGCCGAGGCCAGGCCGGAGAAGGAAGGGGGCAGGGGGATAGATAAGGCGAGTTCTATCTCTCTAGGTCTAAGCCCTAAGCCTAAAGCTCTATCCCGTTAGGTGGAGAATCTGACCCCTCTGGCGTTGGGCTGGCGGCGGGGTGCTGGCGGGCTGGCGGCGGGCGTTGTCGGTAGGTCTGGCAGGGGTGCGGTCATCAGGGCGGCGGGGTCCGGCTGGAAGGAGCAGCCCGGGCAGGTGATCGGGCGGGCGGTCCGCTGCTCATCGGACAGGCCGACACCGCCCAGGTCGGGCAGATCGGGCAGGTCGTCACCGTGGGCGGCGCGGTCCTTCCCGGTGCTGATCGGGGCGGCGGTGCTGATCGGGGCGGGCCATGGGCAGAAGAAAAGCCAGGGCGGGCGGCGTAGGCCGTTCACTCTGGCTTTTTCGTTTCTGCTGCTGATCGAGGCGGGGGCTGGTCCTTCCCGGTGCTGATCGGGGCCGGGGCCGTCGGGCACTGGTTCCGGCTGCACCTGATCCACCCGCACGGGGCACCGGGCACGGGTCCCGCTGGCACCGTTCCGCCGGGTCAATTTTGCCGTTTGCCGGAGGGTTTCTACTCTCCACCTAACGGGAGTGAGAAGCAGGTGTAGGGCTTTAACCTAGTAGGTTCTAGCTCTCCCCAGTAACCCCCTATAGTCCCCCTTCGTCCCCGGATTCCGCCGGGGTCTGCTCAATTTCCAGCGGCTGGCCCTCTTGCTCCATCCGGGTGCGGACTGCCTGCAAGATATACCCCTGCAGGCTTTGCCCAGCGGCAGCAGCCGCGGCGCGGATCGCCGCACCTTCTGGTTTTAGCGGGCGCACGTTGATTACATCGCATTTTGCGTTATATTTTGCGTTGTTTCGCTTTTTTGCTTCTGTGATTGGCATTTTCTCCCTCTTTTCTCTCCCCTATGGGGGAGCTAATTATATTATACCAAATGGCTCTCGGCATTCAACTGTGTATTTTCCACAATCCTCAACGGTGCTTTTTGTGCAAAACGTAGAAAGCACCGTTGAGTGCTTGACAGAAACCCTCAACGGTGCTACCATGCAGACACAGCAAGCGAGCCGGACGACAAGCCGGAGCGGTTGCGAGTAAGCCGAAAGGAGAACCGACACATGAGCGCAAATTTCTTTAAGCTCCCCGAATCCGACAAGCGGAAAATCTGGGCCGCGCTTCTTGCCGAATGGCAAAAGAAGAAGCCCGCCACCCACTGAGCAGGTGACAGGCTTGCAAGATGAATTTCCGAACGTCCATCTTGTAAGCCAGTTTACCACAGATCGGGGGTGATAGTCAAGCGGATACCCCAGCGGGGCCGCACCGCTCAAAGCGGCCCCGCCCCACTACCCCGGCAGCCCGCCGGGGCAAACCTGAAAAGCAAAAGGAGATTTGAACCATGAGAATTTCAAAGAAGATCGCAACCGCCGCCGCTGCTCTGGCACTTGCCGCCGGGCTGCTGGCCCCCACCGCTGCAGCCGCCTGCCCCTACACCGTCGGCCCTCTGGGGCGGTACATCGCCCCGGCTGAGGTGCGCGGGCTGTACGCCTACGGCGACCGGGTGCAAGTTTGGTGCAGCGACCTGAAGGACGGCGACGACTGGTTTTTTCTGGTGGATGCCGAAACCGATCTGCGCATCTTCGACCGGGTCCAGCTGGTTGTGAATGCCAGCGGAACCCCGGACGATTTCAGCGACGACACCGTGGAAGATGTCTTTTGGAGCTGCTGCTCCATCGACGATTGACCCCCGCCGGACACCTTAGCAGGGCCGCACCGTAAAGCGACCCCGCCCCACTACCCCGGCAGCCGCCGGGAGATTATCCCGAACACCAACCACAACACGAAAAGGAGCAAGTACCATGAAAGGCATGAGCAATAATCAGATCATCCAGAACGAAGCCGCAAAGCTGGCACCCGCCACCCTGCACACCATCGCCACCGCACACCACACCGCCGCCCAGATCGAAGCCCTGGCCGCTCAGATCACCGTGACTGAAGACGACGGCACCCAGCACCCCGGCACCACCCACGACGCGGAGATCATTCTTGCCGCCGGTGAGCTGCACACCTTCGACTACTGGAAGAAGGCCGGGAAGAGCGTCAAGCTCCACGAGAAGGCATTGATTGAATGCTACTTGTGGAAGTACACCACGAAGCCCAGCAAGGCCCAGCGGGAAGCGGCAGAAGCCGAAGGCAAGGAAGCCGCCCCCGATCCGCATTACTACCCGACAAAATCCCACCTGTTCAGCTGCCTGCAGGTGCAGGACAGCAAGCCCGCCCCGGAAGCCCGTTTTAAGTCCACCACTGAGATCATGGCCTATAACAAGAAGCTGGCCGCAGAGCGCAAGGCCGCAAAGATCGACCTTGACAAGCTCTATACCCTCTACACGGCAGAGTACAGCCGCCTTTACAACAGCGACGACCCCGACGACGAAAAGGCAGAACGGAACGCTGCAAAGGTCTTCGACGACAAGAGCCAGAACGACCCCGTTTTCCATGCCCTAGTTGATCGGATGATCCAGAAGATAGATGACTTTATCAGCAGCGACCGGGAAGCCGCCGCCTTTGTGCTGGCACTGGACAAGCTGAACGCCCCGAAACAGCCCGCACCCGCCCCGGCTCCTGCGCCCGTCGTTATTGAAGAACGCCACGAACTGCCGGAACTGGTCCACGTCGATCCGCTGCCCAAGAAGCCCGCCAAGCGCACCACCACGAAGCCCAAAAGCAACACCGCCGCCCTCAAGCAGATGGAACGCAAGGCAAAGGCCGCTTTCCTGGCCGTGCCCGAAACGAACCGCAAGGCGCAGGCCGAAGCCCTCAGCGCATGGCGCAAGGCACGAAAAGACGTTGCGGAAGCTGAGAATGCCCCCGCCGCTGTGCAGCAGCTTGATTTTGCAAGCATTGCCGCCGGCCTGCTGGCATGACACGAAACCGCCCCGGATACTTTGGCAGGGCTGCACCGATGAAAGCAACCCCGCCCCACTTCCCACCGGCCCCCCGCCGGGGGCATATCACGAAAAGGAGATGAACGCCATGCACAAAATCAAGCTCGACCCGCTGCCCATCGTCACCGGCGACCCGGACGAACTGTTAGACCTGGACATCTTCGACACCTGCGAGTTTGCCACCACGCAAGCCGCCCGGATCGCCGCCATCTGCGAACAGGTCAAGCGGTACACCGTCACCCGGTACATCGCCCCAGGGCGGCAGATCATCGTAGCCCCCAGCACCCGCACCCCGGGCGGCTGGCAGGTCACGTTTTACCACGCCGACCGTCAGACCGGCGAGCTGGTGCCCATCGGCCACGCCGACCGTGACACCGCTGCCGGAGTTGCCGACGAGATTCCATACAACTACATCGCCGCGGATGCCGTGGCCTGAACGAAAAGGAGAACGAACCATGAAAAAGTTTAACAACATCTTCGAGCAGATCAACGTGGAGCTTCCCGCCGTGTGGAAAATCCAGACCCTGCGCACCGAAATTCGGCTCAGCCCCTGCAAGGCCGCGGAACTCCAACCACAGATTGACGCCGCCCGCCTCACCATCATCTGCGCCCGCCGCGGCTACCTGTACACCGCTTGAACCCCCGCCGGACACCTCAGCAGGGCCGCACCGCAAAGCGACCCCGCCCCATCGCCCCGCCGGGGCTATCACGAAATACGAAAAGAGGTTTACCACCATGACAACGCCAAACGATGCCCTGGACTTCTACCCCACGCCGGACAATCTGGCATGGGAGATGGTCCACAGCCTGGAAACCGAAATCCACGGCTTCCGCCGCTTCCCCAGTCCCGTGCTGGAACCGTCCGCCGGTGATGGGGCACTTGCCCGCCAGATTCACACCACGAGCGGCATTTACCACGATCCCAAAACGGGAAAGGTCCGCCGGGAGTATCTGGACAGGCTGGAAAAGGTTGATCTTGACTGCATCGAGCTTTCCAGTGATCTCCGGGCGAAGCTCAAGAAAGACGATTTCCGCGTGGTGCATGACGATTTTCTCACGTTCCGCCCCTGCAAGAAGTATGCGGCAATCGTGATGAACCCGCCTTTTTCCGCCGGGGCTGCCCACCTGCTCAAAGCCTTGGACGTGATGAAGGACGGCGGCAAAATCCGCTGTCTGCTCAACGCGGAGACGATCCGCAACCCCTGCACCAACGAACGAAAAGAGCTTGCGGCACAGCTGGAAAAGCTCAACGCCACAGTGAAGTACATCCCGGACGCTTTCAAAAACGCCCGCCGCGCCGCCCGGGTCGAGGTTGCGCTTGTGTCGGTGGACATCCCCGAGCGGGAGCCAGTAAGCAAAATCCGCCTGGAATTGCAGCACGAAACCACGGAACGCCTAAAGACCGATCCCGAACTTGCCGCGCTGGTATCTGCGGACCCCATCACGGCAGCCATTGAGCGGTACAACGCCGCAGCTGAGGGCATCCGCCGAATCTTCGAGGAATACAACGGGATCAAATCCCTGTTTTCCTCTGCCACGGCAGACGACAATGAAAGCGAAGTGCTTGCATTCAACCGGGACTATAACCAGGCGATCCGCCGCCTGCGCGCCCTGTACTGGGAAAAGCTGTTTGACCTGCCGCAAATCCGGGACAACCTCACCAACGATATGCAGAACGAATACCGTTCACGAATCGCCGAGCTTTCCGACTACGATTTCAGCACTTATAACATCTTGACCGTTCGGGAAGAAATGTCCGCCAACATCGTGCAGGGCATCGAAGATGAAATAATCGGGCTGTTCGACAACTGGACAAACCTTCACTACTGCTCCGAGTATTCAAAGAACATCCACTATTACAACGGCTGGTGTACTAATTCGGCTTACAAGATCGGCAAAAAGGTCATTTTCCGCTGCTGTGCCTTTAGTGACTGGTCCGGCAGGTTTGAACCGTCGTGGCGCGTGGAAAGCGCACTTTCTCAGATCGAGCGGGTGCTGCACTACCTGGACACCAACGGCCAGAAGTACAACGGCGACGAACTCCGGGCAGCCCTGAAAGCCGCAGAGCAGGCCGGGCAGAGCCAGAAGATCCAGCTTCACTACTTCACCGCCACGTTTTACAAAAAGGGCACCTGCCACATCGAGTTCACAAACGAGGACGTTTTGAAGTCCTTCAACCTCTACGCCAGCCAGAAAAAGGGTTGGCTGCCCCCGTCCTACGGCAAAAAGAGCTATCACGATATGCCCGCCGCTGATCGGAAGGTGGTGGACAGCTTCGAGGGCGAGGAAAGCTACACCGACACCCTCACCCGGCACCTGATCCCCACGAAATCCACTTTCTTACAGCTGAACGCATAACGAAAACGGACACTCTGGCAGGGCAAGCACCGTAAAGCAGCCCCGCCCCATCTGCCCCGGCATCCCGCCGGGAGTATCACGAAATCCAACCTCACGAAATACGAAAAGGAGCTGTCACGAAATGAAACTGAAAGAGACCCGCATTCTGGACGCTGAGGGCGCACGTTACGCCTGCATTGCCAACGGCTACTGCACCTGCTGCGACTGCGAGGAATACGACCGCATCTTGAACGATGCAGCCGAGAGCAGCCGCAAGCCGGGCGGCATCACGGTGGACGATCTGGCCCGCATCGCCGAGGCCATCAAAGCCCGCAGCGAAACGGACGACGATGTGCCCGCCATCGCCTTTGCGCTGTCCCGCCGCACCGTCTCCCACTTCACCGAAGCCTGAGCCGCCGCCCAGCACGAAACACGAAAGGAAGGATTCGAGTATGAAAACCTATACCCGCCACAGCATTGCAGGATGGGACGTTTACACGGACGATGAAACCGGGCGCGTCCACCATCTCGTTGACCCGGATTCCAACGACCCGCGCACCCTGTATCCCTACATTCCCGCCGCCGGGGGTGGATGGGATAACGCCTGCGGCAGTCTGACGCTCTCCGCCCTGCGCAGCCGCATGGCACGAAACACCATCCGCTTTGCCTGATTTCTGCGCCCCGGCCACCCGCCGGGGATTTTGTTGGATTCCACACGAAATCTTTCTTGCGTTTTATTGCTTTTCTTTGCGTTTTGTCCTATCATGGTTGTAACGAAATCCAGTAACAAAAACCGACAAGAATGTGCAAAAAATGCACATTGGCGGATAAGGATGCCATTTCCGCATATTTAACCCGCCTTTTTGATACAAAACCTACAATTTGAGGGCTTAACTACCGAAATGGAGGTATTTCTGTGAATGACGCAGAGTTCTTCGCCCCTTGGCGGCTGGTTGCCGCCTTTGCCGATGGTTCCCGGCTCCTGTTCGACGGATTGACCGAGGAACAAGCCTATGACGCTATGGTTGCCGCCCAGGAGCAGCACGGCGACATTGGCTATTGGAACCGGGTCACGGATCAGAACTACGAGGACGGCAGATACTACAAAACGATCCCCGAGCCGCCCGCCGTGCATATCGTGGACTTCACCGGGTACGATGGACCACTTGACGAAAACGGTTTCCCCGTCGGGCTGCCGGATGAAATCGCCCGGTACGCCAAAGGGCAGGGAGCCGCCCCCGATGCTCCGCAGATCATCCTCAAGCGCAACGCACCCAACGAAAAGGAGGACAAGCAATGAGCCACATTCTTCCGGAATCTCAATCGGTTATTGACCAACTGAAGCACGACTTTGTAAAAAGCTGCACCCCTGCCGCGGAGCAATTCCAGCTGGATCAGAACGTACAGCAAGCGGAAGCTGCCGTGAAGCTAAAATATTGCATGATGCACGGGCTTTCTCCCGATGAAGTCACCGTGTCCAGCAGCGAAAGCGAACACGGTGTCCGCACCTTCACCATCACCGAAACCCCATCCACGCAAATGGTTGGCATAACCTTTGCTGTCCCCACAGAGTAACGAAAAGCCCGCCGGGTCCATGACCTGACGGGCTTTCTCTATAGCACCCGGCAGGCCGCACAGCCCGCCGGGTAGTTTCTTTCCAACTTTTCCATATTTCCGGGTAGTCGTGTTTGTTTTTCTGCGCCGGGTGGACTCGATTTGCGGAAGCGCGTTTGCGTGAGGCTCTGACGGTCGATCTTCCCTATAAGAGAATATCACCTTCAACCCATGCGTCAGCCCGGGGCAGGGTCTCGCGCACGTTATACGCGCGTGATAGTAAGGCGGGGCACTCGGGCAGCCGTTCCATGCCCCGGCCAAAGGCCAGCAAAGCCACGTTCCGAAGCCGTTTCAAATGCTGGATGCTGTATCCCGCATCGACCTGCACTTCTGCCCATTTTTTGTGGCCGATGTAGTATTCTGTCAGGATCAGATTGTGGACACTGTCCAGGCGGTCAATTTGTCCCCGAATCAAAGCCTCGTCGGACTTCAAAAGAGCCTGCTGACGTTCCAGACTGCGCAGCCTGTCGCCAATGCCCAGATCATCCATCTTGCAAGCCATCGCCGCGGTGCTGTCACCGGGCAGCCCGCCGCCGGGCATACCGTCCATGTTGATGCCTTTCAGCGTGTCTACTTCGTCGTCCAGAGTGGCACACTGGCGGCGGATGATTGTAAGCCGACGGGGAATATCTGCGCAGTATTTCAAAATTGCTTCCGCCTCGTGTGTCTTCATGCTCTGCCTCCCGAAAAATTAAAACTCGCTGCCGAAGATGGGGCCTTGCCCGTTCACCCGCTCAACCATAGCCCCCACGCCGTAGATGTCCTCCACCACACGGCGCAGCTTCTCGTAAGCCACCATCTCGCCATCTTCGGACCACCCAAGGAACTGCTCGAAGTTTGAGCAGGTCTCCTGCATGACAGCGGCAATCTGCTCCACGGTATAGCTCATGTCGTGCAGGGCTTCCACGCAATACCGGGCCACCATGTCGGCAGCATCCCGGCGTTCGGCAAGGATTTCCCGCTCATTGGCCGTCTTGCCCAGCTTGCCCGCCGGGAGTAAGAACCGCTCAACCATCAGCGGCGTGGTGCGATCTTCCAACGCAATGCGGGCTTTCCGCGCCCCTCGTTTGTCCCGATCCAGCGTGTACCGTTCCGCCGCATTGTTCATCTTGACGGTCAGCACAGCCGCCTTTCCTGCATCAAAATCCAGAATGTCGTGTGCCGCTGCCACAAAGCAGTATGACACGACCTGTTCGATAGCCTCCCGGTTCAGTGATGCCGCCATTTTGGTGCGGCCAAGGTTGATCTGCCGATTTACAGCATTCTGGATGCTCTGCCGGTAGTACGACGGCACTCTTGCTCTGCTTTTGCCCATGATGATTCCTTTCCCGCCTGTTCAGCCAGACGTTTCCACTCTTTGATCTCGGATTTTGTGTCCGGGGTGATGATTTCCCGGAACACATAGCCCCGCGGCTCTGCAATCAGGTCAACAAACAGCCTGCGGCGGTAGATGTAGTCCCTCTGCGCCCGCCGGGTGAATTTTGACTTAATTTCCACCACTTCCACCGTTCCGTCGGCATATTCCAGCACATAATCCGCCGTATACCTTGCCGCCGGGAGATGAACAGCGCAGAAATCCTTTGCGGGCAGCAAAGGAAAGGCAACGTGCGGCGTTGCCTTGATGATCCTGCCGGACTGGATGCCCGGCAGCACTGTGCCAATGTAAAAATCATACTCGCCCTTGCTCTCGAAGGCTTTCCCGATCTCCCCGGCAGCCTTGGCCGCTGCTTCCAGCGATACCGCCCCTGCCGGGGCTTTCCGTGCGCATCGGGCGGCTATTTGCTTCTCCGCTTGGGCACGGTATCGAGGCGGCAGGTCTTCCAGTTCCAGTCTTGTGCTCACGGCTGGTTCCTCCTGTTCTTGTTCTTCGGCGGCTCTTTGCGGTATAGGCTCACGATCAGGTGCCGGGTAGAGTTGCCCGTGATGGTGACTTCGCACCGATGCAGGGTATACCCCGGGTACATCCGCTCCCAGTACGCCCGGTCTTCCAGGCAGTTTTCACACACGTCCTTTAGTTTGCTTCGGCTCATTTTGTTGTCGTTCGGCCTAGGCATTTTGGGCGGCTGCAGGCCGTGGCTCTGCCGCCAGTGCCGTTTGCATCTGCGGTTCTTCACGATATACCGGGCAAGGCTTTCCACGCTGTTGTGGTCGAAGTGCAGCGGCTCACATCGAGCCATACCCCGACCATTCCACGCCTGTTCCACCATTTCCCGGGTCAGCCCCGCCGGGTGCGTCATAATGACATGGTGATGGTGCCGTCCCAAGACTTCACCTGTCACCGGGTCCACGGTGCAATACTCCGTCACCACGACCCACTTTGGACGCTGGATGCCCTGTTTATCGCAAAGGCGGTACAGCATCTTGATTGCATTGGAGAAATCCCGGTCAGCACGGGCAAGGTCATTTGGGGCAGGATGGTGTTCGTCGTCGTAGGTGTATGTAACCGAGAAATCACCGGGCCGGAAGTTCGTATTTACCAGCAGAACCAGGTAGCGGCCAGATTTGCGGAGGTTGTAGGCTTCCTTCGCCAGACTGGTGGCGAGTTCTTTCTTCCGCCGGGTGCTGGCCTTATGCTCTTTCTCGGAAACCTCGAAAAACTCCGCCTGCATGGTGGGCGCAGTGGCATAATTTTTGCCGCAGATGTATTTCTGTTCTCTGACATAAAAGCCGCCGCCCATACCCACTACGTCCTCCTTCCCGTAAACGTCCAATTTGCTGAATAAAGGCCAAACCGCCCGCCGCCCGTGTACTTTTATGCTTGCCCCCGCCCCCGCTCCGGCAAGCTCTGCTGTCCGTTACGCCCTACTACCGCGGGGAGACAATACAGGGGGTTCCCCCTGTACCCCCGTCACGGGAACGGCTGCTTCTAATCAAGCTCTAAGCAAACTTTAAGCAAGCCGCTGCTCCCGTGTCCCTTAGTTTATCCTCGGTATACAAGCCCCTTGCCGCCTCGTCAGGGCGGCAATTTTACGACGGGCTTGCTTATTCTCTGGAAACGACTTCAACCTGTAGTCACTTCAAAACGAAGCTGTTGAGATAGGGCAGCACCTCGCCGCCGCAGTTGGACACAATCAGATAGAAGTTCTTTTGGAAGACGTGGAAGTAAAGAGCGTTGCTCACGTCCTTCGATCCTTCGGTGCGCTGCTCCTGAATCATCCGGGTTGCCTGGTTCCGGGACAGCCCCATGCCCATCAGGAGCTTTTTCATTCTCTTGGTTGTCATTTCAGTTTACCTCGTAGTCTTCAATGCCGTTTTTGTCCGTCCGCTTTTCCCAGTGTTCGCAGCTGTCCTCAACGTCGGTGACATCGGTGCAGTTCAGCGACAGGCCATTGAAGCAGACCCATGTATACTCCTCATGCCAGCGGCAGTTACAGCAAATTTTTTCAGGTCCCATGTTTTCCACCATTCCAGAATCCATCCATTGCCTCCCGGTACGCTTTGAAGCAGTCCTGGCACAGATCGCCAACGCCACAGATTCTTTCGCAATCAAGTGCCCATCCGTCCAGCGGTTTGCTGTCATACTTTCCGTCGTCGAACCGCTCTGCAAATACCTGCTTGCGGCAGCGGTTGCAGATGAACATTGCGCCGTTCTTTCTCATGTAAATACCTCACACATGATGCTGTATTTTTCCTCCGACCCCGAGCGGCCTTTTCCCGTACATTGCACGGCATTGCGGGCAAAGGTCAATTACTCTTGGATACTTCAAAGGGAATCCGTTGAAATCGGTGGTCACTTCCCAATCAGTCACCCAGTCCTGCGTTGTCAGCATATCCTGAAACCCACCCTCAAGCTGTTCCTGAAATGCAACTCTCCTGCATATATCGCAAAATATAGCCTTGAACATCTTTTGCATATCAGCACCTCCCGCACTTTGCGCACTTGCCATCACAGGTATGCTTTCCCTCGGTGGGTGCCTCGTACAGCTGCACCATCGGCTGCGGCTGGTCCGAACGGTTGAGCGGCTTGTCATACTGAACCGTGTAGTCGCCCTTCGGGTTATCGTGCCATGCCAGAGCGTGACGGATTGCAAGCCAGACCTGCTCTGCCCGGTACGGGATTCTCATGCAGTAATCAAGCGGGGCGGAAAGAACATATCTTTTGTACAGCTTGTCCATTTCTTCCCGCATGATGTTCCGTCGGTCGATCGAGATATGGAAGATTTCATCTCGTTCCTCTTTGCCGTCAAATGAATCATTTTCCAGCGCAGCATAGAACTTTGCCATGCAAAGCTCGTCAATCAGGTCTTCAAATTGCCCCAGATGCAGACGGAGGTACATCTCGCAGGCTTTTGCCACTGCCTCAGCCACCGGGCGGCTCATGGTGATGGTGACGGTTTCGATTTCTGCCGGCGCACTCTTTTTCTCGTCCATGTCGTTACCCCCACAGCTTGACAGCCGGTGCGCCATAGCCATCGCGTACCATAATGCCGTCTTTTTCCGTAAGAAACATCGTTGTCTTAAACGGGAAGTTTGCGGTACTGATTCCCGCTTCATTGGCAGCATCGGCCAGCATCCCGCACGGACCATAATCGCTCATAATGGAGAAGTGGCTAAACCTCCCACTTTCTGCGTATTCCGCCATGCGTTTTGCCAAGGTTTTTTTGAACGTATCCGCTTGATCCGATGTTATGTTCTGTCGCCCCATGTCAGCAAGGAGACACGCAGTAACGGAAGTGAAACTGTCGTCTCCATTGCTGTGCGGTCGATTTTCGAGTAACCTTTCCGCCCACCAGTTGACTGCTTTCTCGATTGCCTCTTTCGCTAAAATCATTCTGCCTCTTTGTCCTCCGTTTTGCACAGTTGTGCCGTTGCCCGAGCCATGTTCACCATCTTCTGCATCGTTTCCAGCAAATTGCCGGACAGATTGACGGGCAGAAGTGCTGCCCGCACGATCATGCCGTCCCGGATAACATAGTACCGAGAGCCATTCGCCGCACGGCGCAAGCAGTAGTTGGTGTAGTCGCTTTTCTTGATCTCGTCCATAACGGGAACCAGCTTGCTGGCAGCGATAAAATCTATGGTCTTTTCGTCCGGGTCTGTCAGCCCCATAAGAAGTGCCCCGCCGATATTCAAGTTGATATATCTGGTTTTGCACTCAACCTCATTCTGAACAGCATCTTCGAGGTTCAGACCGCAGACATCCGTAATGGTGTTGCAGTCGTATGCGGTGTATATCACATCTTCCCATTTCTTTTTCTCGATCCCGAGCATCGTCATAACCTCTGCTTCGCTCCACGGCTTAGGAAACCCTTCCAGCGAGTAGATTTCAGAATTTGTGCCGATGTAGAACTTCGTTTCAAGATCGTCCGATCCATGTACCCTATACAGGCGGCATGTGCCACGGTCTTTGATTACTTTGGCAATCGCTGCAATTTTCATGTGCGCACCTCTCCGATGGATTGAACATCAAACAGTTCAAATTCTGTATAGTGTTCTGCAGCTTGCTTCTTCGCCTCGCAAGCTGCTTCCTCTGTATTGATAGCATCCAGCGTATACTGCAGGCACTCTTTTGTTCCGCGTCTGTCGGATGCTCTCAGTAAGACACAGTACCTCATACAAACAGATACCCCCAGCAGAACTTCACCAGCGCAGCAGGCACCAGCAGCAAAACCGCCGCCCAAAGCGTAGCGGCCAGCAGAAGCAGAACCGTACCAAGCGTTTTAACCAGTCCATCCATATTTTTCACCTCAACCTTCTTTCTCGTCTTCATCGTTCCGCACCTGACAGGCAGGTGCGGATATGGGATTTTTGATCTTGGCGACGGGGCGGACACCAGCCCCGTACGAGGCGTTGTGGGAGTTGCAATCCCCGTTGTTGTCCGCGTTGGCGAAATAGGCTGCCGAGATCGGCACCCGATTCTGGAGCCAGTACCATTCCCATCCGCCGTTCAAGCCCTGGGAAGCAATGCGATTCTTCCGCTGCTTCATCGGCTTCCATTGGCTCACGCTTTCGGGTTCATCTTCACCACACGGGTTTGAGCCGAAGATTTCCTTTTCCGTCGGCAGGCGCAGCAGGTCTCCGTTTTCAAAAGGCAGCAACAGCTTCCTGATTTTCTGGGGGAAGCGGTCAAGGATTTCACCGTTCAGCTTCTTCCTCAAGTCGGAGGCATCCCAGCCGCCCGCATTGGTGTTCTGTGCATTCATGCTGTATTCCTTTGCCAGGCAGTCCGCAAAGCAGAAGATCATACCGTCTTTTTCCTCCTTGACAGCCAGCATCTCTACCTTTTCACCATCGGACAGCTTAAAGCGAATGACATCGCCTACCCGGAACGTGTTGACTTTGATTTTCTCGGTTCTTCTTACCTTCATGTTGCTTTCCATCCTTTCAGTCTGTTTCCTTGATGATCCAGACCCGGTGTTCGCCGTAGCCTGTCCATTTCAAAGCGTCTTCATGGCTGCCGGAAACGGCAACGTCGATATGGTTGCCCTGTACCCCTGCGCCCTTGTCCTGCACAATGCGGATTCCAACATCTTCGATGTAGACCACCGTGCCATAAGGGAGAAGCGTCTGGTCTGCCGCCACAGTTACATCCGCTTGGATTGGCTGCCCGCTGGCGGTGATCCCCGTGCCCGTGCCGCAGATGTGCTGGTATTTCTCGGTGCAGTATGCGGTACACTCGAAAACCCCGGCATACTCGACAACCAACTTTTTATCCAGCGCACCCCTAATTTTCAACTCGTCCGCCAGATCGTCTGCATACTGGGCGATAACTCCGGCGGTTCCTTCCCAGTCCTCCGCGCGGGATTTGTAAATATCCCGCTGGATTTCCAGGTCGTCAATCCGGCTGTTTGCCAGTCCAACGGCAACGCTGCTGGCAGCTGCCGCGCAAATCGCAACAGATACAGCCAGCTTCGACAGGGTATCAGGTCTCATTTCCTTCATCCTCCGATTTTTGGAACACAACAGGCGGGTGCCCGTGTGTTTGTGCGCGGAGCGTTCCTGTTACATTTACAGAAACATCCATGTTTTTCCCGCCTTGGTCGTTTAGCACCAGAGATTCCATCAGTCTTTGATTCTGTACAACAGCCGTTTTGTTTCCGCCCGCCCCGGTCATCAGTGTCGGGCTGCATTCTTCTGAATAGCCGATTCCGCCAGAATTTCCAAGGTCAAACCCGGCAGCACGTTGGATCAAGCTTTGGTCTTGGCGTGTCGCCAGCGTTGCGGAAAGTTCAGTCTGCACCAGCGGACCTTTGCCGCCGCCCTCACAGCCTTGCCGGATTTTCAGGGTGTAGGCTCGTTCTGCCCCCCCTCGGAGCTCTCCTGCTTCCACCATGCGATCATGCCATGAATAGCAGTCAGGAGCAAGGCAGGCAACGGTCTGCCCCCCCTCCGGGAGGCACGGTCTAAAATGCCATTCAGTGCCGCCACGCTCAAAAGCGACCATCGTGGCGGCTTCTCCACGAGTATCGCAGACAGCATATATTCTTCGGCGACGGTGGGGGATTCCCCAATATTGAGCGTTGACAATTCGATAGGCAACAGCTCCGTAGGACACAGCCTTTGCCCATTTTCCATGCTGGCGAATAGGCTTATCTGTTCCACCTCCGGCAAAATCTCGGAGGTGCAAAAGCTCGTTGAGAACAATTTCAAAATCCTTTCCGCCATGCGACGACAGCGCACCCGGCACATTTTCCCAAATGACAAAGCGCGGATACCTTCCGCCTGTGGCAGACAGCATTTCCCGGATGACCCGGATTGCTTCATAGAACAGGCAGCTTCGGTCGCCGCCCAGTCCTTTGCGCTTTCCCGCAATGCTCAGGTCTTGGCAAGGAGAGCCGAAAGTGATGATGTCCACCGGCTCGATCTGACCGCCTTTGATGTCCGTTATGCTGCCGAGGTGTTGCATCTCCGGCAGGTGTGTTTTGGTAACGGCAATAGGGTAAGGCTCCACTTCGCTTGCCCATACAGCCCGCCCGCCGCACATCACAGCACACAGCGGCATGGTCCCGCTTCCATCGAACAGGCTGCCCAGCTTTACCTCCGCCGCAGGCTTCCCCAATTCCCGGAAAGCATTTTGGACGAAGAACAGGGCATTCGGCAAGGCCATGCCGTTGCCCCACATGGAATACTCCGCCGACGGACTGTGCAGCTCGTCGTGCCATTTCTTCACAGCGGCATCGCTTCTGGCTCCATCTGCCCTGGCAATGATCTTCTTTGGCTTCTGCCCTTTGATCTTGCAGTTTCTCAGATACACTTCCCGCCAGAACTGGATTTCCGTTTCATTCGCCAGCGGTGCAATTTCTCCCCATCCATCTGGAAAGCCCTGCAATCGTCCACACTCCATCGGCAACAGGCGGCGCACGATCCATTCCGGCAGGCGTAGCACATCCGGCTGAATGACCGGGTTGATGTAATTCAAACTCCATCCCCCTGATTCTTTCGCTTGGAGCGTTCCGCTCACCGTGCCATTCAGACGGCTGTTTCTTGCATCGTATGCCACCGCATGACGGTCTTGCGTGTTCAGCGTGAACGAGGCATTTTCCCGGACACCACTTCCATTTTGGTTTGTGTTTCGATCAACGAAGTTCCCGGCAAGGCAGAACGAGTTGTAGCCTACAATGGTTCTGTCCTTGTCACGGCTCAGGGTTGGTGCTGTATTCATCAGGCGTTCGGCGTTAGTCTGGGTGGATGCAATGCAGCACACGTCTTTCTCAGCGTTCACGCCGCTGCCCCCCCCCCTCGAACCAGAATGGCCTGCGACCGCATGGTGCTGGCGGTGTGCATCAGCGAAGGAGCTACGCCGTCCGCATCGTATACCCGTTTTCCCTGCGGGAAGTCCTGGGTCAAGCATTTGATTTCCATAGTTGTCCTCTTTTCTTGTGCGAACGGCCGGCATCGAACCGGCCCGCCTGTTGATGATGGGGAATCGGAAACAGGCGGCACCCTGCGCTCGCATATCAGACCCGCTCCGTAAGAGAGGTACAGAGCGGGACGGCCACTGCAATGGCCTGTTGCTTTTGGCCTGAGCAAGTTGAACAGGGTGTTTCTGCGCTCACACTGCGGCGCACCCGTTCCCGTCATATCCATGCGGGTGCGGCTTCGGCAAGAACGGCAGCCCGGTTTTGCATCGGGCTTGAACGGAAAGGAGGACGCTGCTGTACAGCACCGCTCCGCCGTGCCGGGCGGCTGACTTCATGGCCGTGCCCGGCTTTCATGGAAAGCGTTAAGAAGGCGCAGATGGGGTTCGGCCCCATTCACAGTGCCCCTGTACCAGAAAGGCACCCCGCGCCACATAAAAAGCAGCCCCGCTTCTGCGGGCAGGGCTGCCTATCGTT